CAAAAAGACTTTAATTGATCTTACACCAACCGTTGAAATAAAAATGTCCATTAAACAAGAGGACATTGATTTTCTTACGAATCTTTTTGGTAGTCGCTACAATACTGAAAATGAAAAGAAACTAATGCTATTTGAGCACCTATCGGATAGACTATTTAACTTTTTAGTGGCCGATCTAAAAAGTGGCACATAGATTTTAGAATATCTTGAACGTGTGTTACCATATGTTGGTACATAATCCTCGCATATGAACAAACTTGAACTTTCATACAACCCCAACACTCCACCAGAAATCCTAACACTTCTTGCTCAAGATGAGGATGCTGATGTTCGCTGTAGTGTTGCAGACAACTCCAACACACCACCAGAAATCCTAACACTTCTTGCCCGAGATGAGAATTATTGTGTTCGCTATAGAGTTGCAGACAATCCCAACACTCCACCCGAAATCCTAACAATTCTTGCCCGAGATGAGGGTTATTGTGTTCGCTGCGGTGTTGCACACAACCCCAACACTCCACCCGAAATCCTAACAATTCTTGCCCGAGATGAGGGTTATTGTGTTCGCTGCGGTGTTGCACACAACCCCAACACTCCTCCAGAAACCCTAACAATTCTTGCCCGAGATGAGGATGTTGATGTTCGCCAGGGAGTTGAAAGAAATCCAAATGCAACACGAGAAATCATTCAAACTGTAAGAGCCTATGAGTTTTATAATAGCACGAAATAATTACAATGAAAAAACCTAAAGAAAAAATCAAAGTACAGAAGTCACAGATCTATACCCTAACCAATGATTTTTATGGTCTTAAAGATCTTATAGCCACAATTGAAAAGTTAATTGAAGCGGGTTGGTATGGATTGACATTGGGTGAATATGATCCAGCTTTAGATTATTATGAGCTTAAAGATTTTGTGCCTTATATCCGGCTATATTGTGATAGAGAAGAAACTGATGATGAGTATAATGAACGAGTTAGGCTTTATGAAATTTATAGAGAAAATCTAAAAAAGACTAAAATAAGAAGAGCACAAGATAAAATTGAACTTGAACAAAAAGAACGTAAGTTATTGGAACAGTTGAAGAATAAATATGAAGCTGTAGATGAAAATGTTTAAAGTTAAGTTTCTCGGGTTCATCAACAATGAAAAAGCAGACGTAATTATCGATTCTTCAGGAACGTCCACGGTCAACATTCTTGAAACCATCCTTAGCCCACAAGGTAAGAAAGAACTAAGAGATATGGCCGAATTCGCGGAGCAACATAATTTACGTCAACCTCGGTTTATGATATATTCATCGTTCAATAACATCATTCCATCGGAAGATTTAGATAGCGACGAATATTCTATGTTTTTGTCTCATGCTAGTGATATTGAATTAGACACAGATACTATAAGTCAAGCAACTTATTATAAAATGTGTAAAGCTCTTAATAATCCATTACCAAAACCTCAATTTCCTACCGCTCGTCTTGTGACATTCTGATAACTGGCACACAAATATTGACAGCCAGATCAAAACAGTGTATGATCATTACAAATCGCTTTTAATCTAATGGCAGATTCACATCAACAGAAAATGTTTATGACGCCAACGATGGAAAGGTAAATGTGGTGAGAGTTGATGAAGTATTAAAAATCATTGAAGAATTAAACGATGTGTAGTCCAAGTCAAGGTTATTATCAGGGCCAACATAACACCCCGAGTCTAAAAATCAAAGCGGTAGTGGAAGCATTTAGGTTAAACTTTCCCGATGAAACCCTTAATCAAGATCTAAAATGTCTTGCCAATGCCATTCGTGCCATTGCAAAGCACTATGCTTGGGAAGATTTTAATACTATGTTACTCACGGCTGAGCAGCTCAAAGACATTGCAGATGAATTAGATGAATACCATGAATAATCTTAACATTCCACCACTGCTAGAAGCCGCTCTAAGATTGAGAGCCGAAAATGATCTCGGCAAACTCTTTTTACCGTCATTCGGGTCTAGGTTAATACCCCAACAATGAAAGATCCCATTTTTCTTCTACAATCTGGAGGCCCACTACAAACCGAAAAAGTTGCATGTAGCTTTTCGAATTATCCTATTAGGTACTGCTCTTTCGGTGATATTTCATTATTAAACCAGAAAACATCCATAACACAGTTTATTCCTGTTGGTTCGGTAGAGTTTGTTCAGGCATATAGCCAACATGTTAATTTGGTGTTACCAGAAGACTTTTCTTATGGATATGGCGGTAATTTGGACAAATATCTTATGAGATCTATCAGACTCGGAACTTACGGTGAGGCATCTACTGAAGAATTTGTAAAGCCAATTTACATAAAGTTGTTCACTGGTAATATAAAGGAGCAAATCGAGTTGGAGATGCCTGGTCTAATTTCTGATGACACGCCAGTTTGGATCTCTGAGCCTGTACCATTTGAGGCTGAATTTCGCTTTTATATACGAGACTCAATTGGTGGCGGCAAAATTCTGGGATGGTCAAGATATGATGGCGAACAAGTAATAAATCCTCTACCGGACTCTGAACTGGTTAATAATATTATGAAAGATTTGGAATCAATCGGGGCTCCTGGTGCATATACTATTGATATTGGATGGAGACCTGATCTGAATCAGTATTGTCTTGTGGAACTTAACGATGCCTGGTCACTAGGATTCTACGAGAATAATGATTCCCAATCAAATCCTCCGTCAAGGCAGGAATATGCCGATATGTTAGTTTCTCGTTGGAGTCAAATCCTATTTTCTAATTTAGTGTAATATGTTAATTATTTTACAGCTTTCTTTACTTTACTTTTTTGATGATGGAGTGTAACATATAATGAATCTCAACTTAAATTGGGAGAGTCATGCATCGGCTGAGGGTTGGACTGTAGATCGCTTACCAACGGCTGAAGATGCATTAAACGGATTTAGTAATACGAACTACCCAGAATCGTGTAAAGATCTTGTCCAGATTCATTGCTCTCACATTACCCATGAACATCTTACCAGGGGATACTCTCGCAATGGAAATGCTCTATGTCCATGGTATCAGGTTGTTCCTAGACAACCCTGGGCACCCCTGAACCGTTACACATACTCTTTTGGAGGCCACTATGAACCACTTTCAACCACTGCACAAATAAATATGACTAAATTTTCACCAGCAGAAATTGAGATTTTATTACACTGCTACACCTCCCCCGAAATACATCCAAGAATTGATAGTCCATGTGTAAAATCGGGTTTAGCCAATTTGGAGATGTGTCTCCTTATTGAACCGCAAGTTTATGAACATGGAGTTGACACTACAAATTTGAGCACACATAGAACAACTGAACGTGGAGTCGCACATATTAAACAATTGTGTAGTCTACCTTTACCTAAACAAGTATGGGCCGATCAAAATGGAAGAGTTATTGAATGAAAAAATTTAGACTAACTGAAGACCACATTAAACTACTAAGACACATGTGGGTTGGGTGGGGCTATAGTGAAACGGGTGCTCCCGAAATTGATCCCAAACGACCTTATGGTAACAGTGATGTTAATGGTGACATTCATAAGATCTTAACTGGAGAAGACCTTTCGCCAGATAGTGATGTTGATTATGATGAGTTACACCGGCAAACCGAAACTGCACTGCAAATTGTTTTACGTGTTGGAAAGTTTGAGCCTGGCGTTTATGTCTGTGATACTTATCGAAGTAATTGGAGATTGGAATCGGGAACAAATGAGTGGCAACCGATTGAAACAGCCCCAAAAACGCCAGATGCTTCAGGAATAACCCCGATGATTTTATTAGGATTTGCTGAAGACGAAGAAGGCTATTCTTTACCAACACATGAAGGCTTTTGGAATATTTCTTTAAATAAATGGGTAGTCAGTATAGATCCAAATTTTGGAGTTTATGGCCAGCCTACACATTGGCGACATTTACCTGCTCCTCCAATTTGGTGACAAATTGCGCCTAACTAAACAAGATATTGATAACTTCTTAGAAGAGTATAATACTCAAGAGAAAGCAAGAGAATTTCTGCATGAAGCCGGATTTATTGATGAAAATGGAAAGCTGACTAAACCTTATAGGAAAGAAAATGAAGAATAAAACAGTTACAATTTCAACTCATCCATTGCGATATGGCAATGAAAATGTAACAGAAGCATTTGAGACAAATAAAATCGGTTTTGAATTAGAAGTTAGAACCGAAACTTATAGACATAGTGATATTCTTGATTTGGAGACAGTTCTTAATTTGAAAAATCAAATTGAAAATGCTCTTAAAAGTTATGATGAATTTATGAACCGAAGTTCATTTCAACCATGAGAACCAACTACACCTATACCTATTCAGAAGAAGACTTAAACGCTTAAGGATATAGTTAGAACGCCTTTTCTCTGGTGTGGACTTTTTAGAAGAAAACTTCTCGGTAGTTCTACCTTTCCAATTTAATCCAATACCTGGCTCGCTTTCAAGATGAATTACTACTATTTCCGGTAGTAATTCTCTTTTTTGTCTGGGCCATTTTTTGCAATGAATAACATCGGTTCTGTCGGCAAAACCATGTTTATTTGGGTACGTGAATACGTTTGATTTTAGGGGATTCCATAGTTGAAAGTAGCCAATAGGCTCATAACCACCATGATGGGTCTTATACTCGCATAGTCTTACACCAACCGGAAATTGTGTCAAATGCACAAATATCCAGGCATCTTGTATAGGTTTAGGTGAATTTTGAAACTCTTGCCATTCATCAAAACTCGGACACATTAATCTATCTGCTCCGTAAATCTTAGTGGAATCAAGAGGAAGATTTTCTAAAATAGATCTAGTCTGTGGTGGTAAATAAATATCGGCATCTAGATGTAGCACCCAACCATTTTGATCTAAATGTCTGAGACCTTCGTTAATTCCTCTACCCTTATTGAATGTATCTCCATTCTCATAAAAGGCATTGGTCTGAACACACATTACGTTATAGTATTCACATAGCCTTTTGGTCTCTAGGTCTTCAAAATCGGTTACAACAACCAATTTGTCAAACTGATTTTTGGTGCTAGGTAAAGTATGAGCTAAAAAATCTGAATAGTTTACGCAAACTATAACTGCTTCTAATTTCATTGTAATATCCAATCCTACAAAATTATTTATGAATCTGAGACAATTAATACAGAACAATTGGGAAGGTCGGGCATTTATGAAAATTGCCGCCAATAAAGATTACAGAAAGGAGATTGAAGATAAGACTTCTTTTTTGAATTCTTATTATGAATGTCTAAAACTAAAGCAGAGAGCTTATGTTTTGTTGAATGATCTATCAGAAGAACAACTGCCTTATTGTAAATGTGGGTGTGGCAGAAGAGCTAGTATTAATAGATTGGCAGAAAGGGGATTTAGTGAGTATTTTAATGAGGAGTGCCATAGAAGAGCACCTAAGATTTCTGATGAGGCTCTAGACAAACTTTCTGATAGAGACTGGTTATTTGAGCAGAGAATAGTTCTTAAAAAGGCCATTGAGACTATTGGTGAAGAATTGGGTGTGTCACATGTTCCTGTTAAAAAGTGGCTCAAGATTCATAATATTGATAATCTGGTTGATGCAAGAAGAAGAAATGCGGCTGCTACCGAAATCTTTAATGATAAAGAAAAACTTGAGAATCTATACAACTCTGGACTGACTTGCGGGGCTATTGCCGAGAGTCTTAATAGCTCTAAGGGGACCGTTTCAAGATGGCTTGTGTATCACGGTATTGAAAGAAGACCACCAAACTCTTATGAGAGAACTATTAATAAAGTCAGTGGCGAAGAGCGGGAACTTATTGATTTTATTGAAGAAATATACTCTGATGAGATTTTGACTTCTAATCGTTCGGTTCTTAACGGACGAGAACTTGATGTTTATTTGCCGAAACATAACCTGGCTATTGAGTATAATGGGCTTTATAGTCATTCTTATAAACCTTGGGCTGAAAGTGAAAGTTTAATTAAAGGTCCAAACTTTCACCTATCAAAAACTCTTGAGTGTGAAAAACAGGGTATTCAGTTGATTCACGTTTTTAGTGATGAATGGAACTACAGGCAGAATATTGTTAAGTCAATTCTTAAAAGTAAGTTAGGTATTAATGAAAGAATTTATGCCCGTAAATGTAATATTGTTGAGGTTGGTATTAATGGTAAGAATAAGTTTCTAAATGACAATCACATTCAGGGTGAAGATAAGTCTGGAATTAAACTTGGACTAGAATATGAAGGCAATTTGGTGTGTTTAATGACCTTTAATAAGTCCAGGTTTAATAAAAATTATGAGTGGGAATTGGTGAGGTTCTGCAATTCTGGTGGTCTTAATGTTGTTGGTGGTTTTAGTAGGCTACTGTCTTATTTTAGGCGCGAATATTCTGGGTCTATTGTTTCTTATGCTGATAGGCGGTATTCTAATGGTGGAGTGTATGCTAAGAATGGATTTGATTTGATACGAGTTAATAAACCTGGGTATTATTACGTTGATAAGAATTATTTGGTTCGTCATAATCGCATGAAGTTTCAGAAGAAACTTATTGGTGCTTATGATTGTACCGAATATGAAAAATCCCGAGAGATGGGCTTTAATAAGATATTTGATTGTGGTAGTTTGTGTTTTGGGATGAATTATGTTTCAGAAAAATGATGAACGTGTTTATGATGTTAGATCGGACTATTACGTCTACCGTCTTATTAATCCATTAAGTTGGTCTCCTTTTTATATTGGAAAGGGTAAAAAATGGAGGTGCTATCAACATCTTAGCGCCAGGAACAATTATTCGCACAATAAGAGGCTTGGTGGATATATTAGGAATCTTAGAGCTGCTGGAATTGAGCCCGTTGTTATTAAGATACGTGAGGGAATGAACGAAGAAGCTGCTTATATTTTAGAAGAGCAAGAAATTCTTAAATATGGCCGCAAAGGATTTGATGAATGTGGCATTCTTATGAATATTTTTATTGCTAATAGGCCAGAGAAAAGAATTGGAAGTGATAATGGATTTTATGGTAAAACTCATAGTGATGAAACAAAAGCACTTTTAAGAAAGCTTGGTACTGGCAGAAAGCATAATGATACAGTAAAACGTAAAATAAGTGAATCACATAAGGGTAACCAAAATCAGATGAACACAAAAGAAAAATAGGAGACAAATCAAGAGGAAGAATATCAAAAGAAGAAACTAAACAGAAACTTAGAGAGTATAATTTAAGAGAAGATGTATTAAAAAGAAATATTGAATCAAAACAAAAAGAATGGATTGTTATAAATCCCGATGGTGTTGAAGAGTTTGTTGTAAATTTATCTGATTATTGTTTAGAAAATGGATTAAGTAGAAGTAAGATGTATTCGGTTGCTTCTGGTAACAGGAAACACCATAAGAAGTATAAATGTAGAAAAGCTGATGACCAATAAAAAAGAGGGTCATCAGGACCCTCTTATGATAAATGTCAGCGTTTGCTCACATTAAGTTGGCCACGCGGACGCGACGGTAGTAACGATTGGAGTTAATATGTAGTCTACCTTGACCTTGATCAGTACCTTCGGCGAAGGGATTAGCAACCAAACCATATCGCGTCTTAAACCCGATACGAGGAGTAAAGGTGTCCTGACCTACGGCACGAACCATTTGTAGCGGCACATATGGCGCATAAAAAATTCCAGCGTCAAATGGATTAGATCCCTTATAACCTACCACATAATATTGATCGGCGCTAACGTTAGCTGAATAGGGATCAATATAAACACGCCATTTACCCATAAGAACGCCAGCAAAGGTATTACCGGTATCATCAACATTAAGGTTAGCATTAAGAGCGGGAGTATAGTCAAGTACACCAGCCATAGTAAGCGCAGAGGCTACGTCGGCAGAGCACATGATAACATTACCCTTTCCGCGACGAGTACGTTGAGCAATAGCATTGGCATCGCGCTCAATTTGGAACAGAAGACCCTTGAACTTCTCAACAGACCAACGACCATTGGAATCAACATCAAGGTCAAAGATACCAGGAGTAGCAACATTTACGGCGGCACCCTGTTCGGCAACCTTATAGATTGTACGAATAACTTCGCGGTTGATTTCAGTTAGGATTTCAGTAGAGAGAATGTTGGCAAGTTCAGCTTCGGCACTAGTACCGTGAATGGCCTTAAGATCTTGAGCAAGTTCAAGAGTGTATTCAGCCTTCAGGGCGCGGCTCTTGGCCTCAACAAGAACCTTCTCAATGGAGAAGCTCATTTCGTTGAATTGGTCTCCAGCAGAATAACCGAGGGCTTCTGCGTCACCGGTACGCATACCTTGACCGACTTGATAGGCGGTAGAAGATGCAGTACCAACGGGATTCAACAGACCAGGGTTAAAGCCAGCATTGTTGCTATTGGTTGTACCCATACCAACGGCAGCATTAGTAAACCCGGCATTAACATTGAAGCCGCTATCTTGGCCAGAGAAAGTGGTATCCACTTCGTTGTAGAAAGTTTCAGCGCCGAATTGATCCTTATAGCGTGAGCGCATTGCAAAGATTAGGCCGGTAGGACCGGTCATCGGTTGAACGCCAGCTAGATCATATGCGACCAGATTAGGCATTGACCGACGAATCAGTGAGATAAGTACAGGGTCAAAACCGGCAACAGGGCCGGCGGCATTAGCACTACCACTAAAACCACCAGTAGCGCCAGCGGCATTACCGTAGGTAGTTTCAAATAGAGTACCATTAGAAAAGCTTTGATCTTCGCGGAGAGAAATTTCTTGATTTTCTAGAAGTTGAGCAGTAACCTTTTTGCGGTGAGAATCCTTGATAGGATCTAGACCGTCATAGTTAAGAAGAGGAGCCCACTTTTCTAGCAATTGTTCTTGATTCAACATTTGCATTTGATTTTTACCTTTTTGTAGTTTTGAATTTGAGTAATATTAAAATCAGATTTTGGAGAACATATTAGCCACCTTAAGATAGCTTTCCATAGAATTAGAGACTGGCTCTTGATATTCGTAGGCTTCCGACAAATCGGTTACTGTGCTCCTGGTTGCTCTATGAGTTGGGAAATAAGATTCCCTAAGAGTTTCCAACTTATCCCTATAAGTTTGTTCACCTTCAAACTCAACACTTTCAGCAAGTGTGGCGAGCTTCTCCTTCTGAGTGACGGCTAATCCTTCAGAAACATCATCAAGAATTCTATCTGCAACCGACTCAGAGAGTCTTTGGTTTAGACGAACATTCTTTTCAATTTGCTCGTTGAGTTTTTCTTCCATTTCATCTAGTTTTTCTACCATTCCTTCCAGAACGTCATACTTTTCTTCAGGCATTTCCACATAATGTTGTTCACAAAGTCCCTTAAGACCTTCTAAGAAAGATTCGGTTACTTTAACCTTGATACCGGTCTCCACTTGAAGACGGTTTTCCTCTAGCCATTCTTCTGATACATAATCCAGATAAGCATCTACTCTTTCTTCAAGTTCTTCCTTGATTGCTTGTACTTCTTCCTTAAGAGCGATCTCGTACTTGACTTCAAGAGCTTCTTTGAGTTGATTTGCTCTAGTCTTAAGAGCAGCCTCAAAAATAGTGCGAGCCTTTTCTTGGAACTCTTCAGAAAGTTCTTCACCTTCCATAAGAGCATTTACATCTTCATCTACATTGAAGTCTTCAACATAGATTTCTTCTTCTAGCTCATCTTCTACTTCTTCGTCTTCTAGTTCTTCGTCCTCATCTTCTAGAACTTCTTCATCTTCGTCATCTAGAGATTCTTTAACCGCACCGGATGCCAGTTTGGACATGGGTTCAGCAGACTTTGCCTTGCTGTTGACTACATCTTTTACTGCAGAAAGGCGGGCGGATGGGTCCTTAAGCTTTGCAGAATCATCATCATTCTTATAGTTTTCAGGAGTGGGACCGCCCAAGTCTTCCCAACCTACAGTTTGACCAGGAGGAATATTGCCAGACAACTTTTGCATTGGTTCAGCGGGCTTAGCACCGCTATTCACTGCAGTTTTTGATTGAGAATTCTTGGCATCCATATTGAAATCTTTTTATTGGTAATCTATGTTTATTTAGTAAAGTAATTGTTTTCAGATGTTACTTAAGAAATGATTGAATATTTCTAATTTCTTTTCTTCTAATTGGCGAGATTGAACTAACTTGTTGATAGTCTTTTTAGTATTCTCAAGTAACCATTCTTTCTTTGTTACATCAAAGTACCATTCTTTGCCTTCCATAATTCCATTAACAAATGCAGTAGTACAGGAAGGATCGTGAACAATATCTGCGACAGTTGAGAACATTAGGTCATCGCCCACGATGTTTACCCCCTCATTGGTAGATCTTAAAGAACCAACTGCTCTTGAGGAAACACCGAAAACAACACCTTCTTCGTGGAGGTTTTTTACGATGTTTCCCATTGGGGTATTGGTTATGGAAGCCTTACCATAGAAATCGTTGCCCCTTCTGGTGATAGATTCAATGATATGAGATACTCTATCATAATTAATAGTTGGGGTTGCACTATGGCCAAGCTCTCCTACTGCCCTTTTTCTATTAACAAAGTTCTCAATATAGTAGTTTACGGCATTATTAAGAGTTTGAATTGGATAAACTCTTCCATTTCTATTTTTAGTTTCAGCCTGGCAGAAAACTCCTTCAATATATAATTTCTTCTTACCGTTTACATTTTCGGTAAGCATTTTCACGTCTTGAGCTTCTTCTGTAATGAGTTTCATTAAAATTGCTTAATACTATAAATTATTTAGTTGTTGGATTGATTATAGTAATCCAACAATTAAAGAAGTGTCCTGTTTTATTTTTGATAGTGCCCCTTCTGATGGAGTTAAAGGTGTGGATCCACTTGTGGGGATTCCGAGGACTGTACGAATGGCTGATTTTTCTCCGGCTGTCCAATCTCCGCTTCCGCCACCAGAGGAATTGACGACTGTGCTTGCGGCGGATTGAATGAGCAGAACTTGGACTCCGGGACTATACGCGATCGGGTCTCCTGCTGGTCCTCCAACGAGGTTTCCTCCGGCGACCCTGGCGATATAGTTTCCTGTTGTGAAGCGAAGTTGCCAAACCCCCAATAATTCGACGGTGAGACCGACTTGAACCCCTGGCCCGAGTTCGACGAGTCCTGTTCCTGCTGCGATTCCTTCATAGATAATTCCCTCCTCGCTCGCTTGAGCTAATTTTATTGCAGTGTAAAGTGTTGTGCAGTCAACATCGTTGACGCCGCTATCTACGTTGATAAGCGAATTTTGAAAATCAAATGTAAACGGGGCCGAATAAAAAGGCATTTCTTATACATCACTATTACGGCTGGCATTGACGCTACCCCCTGCTGCCGTTACCGAGAGCAGAGTATTGAATGGTATAATTGGAGTCGCACCGGAGCCATTTCTCACATCCACTCTCACTGTGAAATTTGTGGAATAAATGAAAGTCACACTCTCGCTGGTTCCAGATGAAACCTTGTCAATATAAGGAACGAAAACATCATCTGCAGTTACAATGTTTGATGCAAGACCCGGAGATAAGCCAGAGAATGTCTTGGTTCCTGCATTAAACGATGTGTAAGTGTAACGTAGATTTTTAATGCGAATTACACCGGAAGATGGAGTGTCAGTCTTAATTGATTCAACTACTTGAATTGAAGTTGCACCGCTAGATGCTGCTACCGGAGTATATTCATCTTTGAGGATACCCCCTGAGCCATTCTCTCTTGCGGCTAACACTCGGTCTCCGGCTACAAGATTCCCTAATGTGATTCCGATTATAGTAGGTGGAACTTGACTGGTTCCGTCGTGTGCTATTAGCTGATATTTTGTGGCTTCTGCTGGCAATACACCAGTTAACCACCAACCTTGAGCAACGAAGAATGTTCCCCCCGCGAAAGTACCAAATGGAGCAGATGGAATTTCTGTGTAGGCGGAGTTCAAAACTCTATAACGCCATCCTGGAATACTGTTAAGCGTTGCGGTGCTATTTTCTCGTGTAATATATTGTAAATATTGATAAGCCTCTTGTAGTGTGCAAGAGTTGGATAAGGCAATAGTACCCTTGTATAATTTAGAGCCGTTACCATTTCCCAAATCTTGGTTTGTATCGCCAAAAGTCACCGTGACCTTACTAGACAATAGAGCGGCGTTGACTTCAGATAACACGATGTTAGAGTCAAGTGCCGTAGATAGAGCCGCATTGGATTCGCCACCAGCCGCAAGGTTTACGTCAAAGTGTGAATAAGATTGTCCCCATTTTCGAGAAAAAGCTGTAACGTTACCCGAATCGATCAGGGATCCGCCCATACGAACCTTTACTAAAATCTGAATGTGTCCGTTAGACCAAAATGTGGTGAGTTTAGAACCACTCTGCACAACATAAACTGGTGATGCTGATACTATACCACCGATGGTTTTCAGGCCGGAATATTGTACTGCAGCACTCTGCTGTTTGATAGAACCAAAGTTTATAAATTGTGCTGCGGTGTCATCAAGGTTAAATGCCACCGAACCATCGGTCAATAGGTTAAGCCTTGAGGCTACCGCTCCATCACGAGGACCATCCAGTTTAGATGGGTTAGGTGCTAAAATGTCCAGTAAATCATTACCGGATGCTGCGGCATCATCCGCTAAATCTTGTAGCCACTCATGTAGAGCTAGTACCGTATAAACCTCCGTACCGGCTCCAGCTTGGCGGCGAATATCACCCGTGGCTGAAATTGTAAAGTCTGTTGCGATAGGCATAGCGGTTCTCTTTTACTGATCGGATTCTTGTAGGGCGACAACGTTTGTTGTTGCAGTTGGAGAAATGGATACTTGGGTTATCCAAGGCTTATATGCGGGAATACTACTCGCATTTCTGGCCTCAATTTTTACAGACCCAGTGTATTGAAAATCAAAGTTTAGGGCCGTACCACCACCACAAGATGCCTGTTGTAGCAGGCCGCCAGTATCTGCTCGTGTTACTTTTACCCGAGTTTGTGGTATAAGATTAGTTATGTTAACTAAAGATCCTGGTAGAGGATGTTGAATCTGTTGCGAAGTTGCATCAGTTTGAATAGACATAGACAGAGCGGTTAACAAAGTTGTTGTTGCCGCTATTATCGGGTATGTGCGTACTTGTAGTAGATACCCATTTGCTGCAGTTACCGCAACATTGACCGGAGAGAATGTAATGAATTCAAGGGTGCCAACGTTGCTCGTGAAGTTATTAGAACATGTGATCACATCTCCAGATATATTGGTTACGGTTGTATTTTGCGGTAGTCTAAAAGAACTGGTCTGAATAAAGTCGCCAATTTGCGGTTGTCTTGTGAGAGCAATTCGGTCTGCCGTTGTTATCGTAACAGTATTATTTCCGCTTACTCCACCGGAAGCCCTACGGACTGTGTTTGCCAGAAATGACCAAGAGCCACCAAAGCCACTGCCCGTATCAATTTTATATTCAAAAATTAGGTTTTGACAATCCGTCCCCAAGACCGAGCAACCCCCGGAGAAAGCAGTGTGGCCATACATCCTCAATGGTGTGGTCCAAGACACATTGTCAGTCAGGCGCGAGATAATCATAGATCCAGAGCCACTAAAGCCCGAGCCCGTGCCTAGTGTGGTTGAACACTGCGCCGCTGACGCGAGTGTTGGTTCGTTTGCCATAATTGTAATTCGGCCAGTGGTGGTCGAATTGTAGGCATCGTCCCAATGTGAGCCCGCGTTACCAGACTGACCTGTGCGTTGATTGGTCCAGCGACCACCACGCGAGAGTGCGTTTGCCGTAGCTATGGTTTGTGGTGTAGTACCATCGCCCCAGACATCATAAGCGGAAAAAACCGGCGAAGAAAGAGAATGTTGAATAACACCCAGTCGCAAGCCGGTCGCGTAGCAGCGGCGCACCTCTCCGGTTGTTCCAGCCGCGTTAGATGCGAAGATATAACCAGCGGGGTTGATTGTGCCGGCGTTGAGCGGCGCGGTGGGAGAGCCGAGGTTCCGAACGGTGAGATTGGCGGTAAACCCGAGTGTGCCCACATACTCAGTGAATGGATGATTATCGTCTATCCCCGGAATGGCAGCCATTCCGTCAACCACGATATTTGTGCCCTGCACGCCAATCGCCCGTGATGCAATTGCGGGCGTGGTGCCCGTCATATTGTCACAATGGGTGGGGGTTCCAATAGTAAAATTTTGTACGTTGAAGTTTGCCGCCCCCGAGATGAAAGTACAATCCGCGAACTCTCCACCCGACGAAATAATACTGACAACTACAGGATTAACCCCAGTAATAGGGGTGCGTTGTGACCGGCCTTGCATCACCCGAATCTGTTCAAACCTGGAACGGTAAGCATTGATATTGGCTGAAGCTGTGGTGTTGAAAGCAATCCCCGATGCTCGTACTATTCTAGAGTCGTAGAGAAATAAATTTGCACCATTTTGAAACGATAATGGGGAGCTGGTGGCATTTTGATATAGAGTCGGCGCGAAACATGAATTACGAATTTCAGTGTAAAAGTTTGAGATATTGATCCCATTGACAAAAGCTGAGTTTTTAAGGGTGAATGTTATTGGAGTTGCGTTTGTAACTTGCCAGTTAAAAATAACAGTATCTTGGTTGAATACTCCCCCCTGTATATTCAGGGCGTATCTCGCTTGGTACGAGACATATTGAGAGGTGTAGTCGGCCGCCGTAGATGTGCCGAGAATTACGTTTGGGATTCTAATTTTTAGACCAGATGTGGGCTTGAAGCCCGCATTGTTTGTCCCACGTTTGGCTAATTGTACGGTTCCAGCAAAGGGGTCTGAAAAGAAAAACTTGCCGCGCACATCGGTCGGGATGAATGTGTGGCTGTTTTGAATGACAGCCCAGAACCCCACATATACACCCTCAGACGTACTGCCAGCATAGGTTGGCAATCCGCTCGAATAAGTCGGCGTTGCGGAATTGGCAAGGGCCACGAAACTGGTTAGCACGGTGTTGGCGACGTGATCCAGCGTAACTTCGATTTGATACCAGCCGCCACCCAGCGATGTGATGGAAGAACTCACACCTGTTGGCGAACCGACACTTGGGTTGGCGATAATCGTACCCGCCACCAGATCAACCAGGGCACCGTAGCGGGTAGCACCCCCACTGGTGGATAGCTGAACCACGCACCATTGACGTGTTTCCTGCCTGACGATTGCGCGATGTGTATAAGACCCCGCTTCCATCTGCGCGGCTAGCAGGGTTTGGCCGTTCCACGAGTGAACCCCGTTCGCCACAGTCTCCCGCACACGCTCCGCCGCTGGATAATTCGCAGGTCCGGCGATTGCGTTTCTCGTGAAGGTCGTGTTTGTATTTCCCGAACCTATGTCGGTGTTCGGGTATAGGCCATTCCAAGCGTCTGCCGCATTGGCCCACCACTCATAAACTCCCGATCCCGGCGCAGTCTCAACCTGCACTGCCGGAAATTCATCGCGCACCGGCATCTGGATTGTCTGATTGTCGGTGCCGTCAGTCGTGCCGATTTCATACCAGTCACCTATCACAGAGGCGTTTGCCATGCGGGGCGTATTCATGGTGGAACCCGACTGCCCCACCAGATGAATCCAACTGCGCCTGCCCACATTGGCGGCGATGATAGTTGCCCCACCAGGCAGCGTGATTGTCTCGCCAGCTTGGAAATTCCCGGTCCTGGACCGCAGCTTAATGAAGCCCGCCATAGGCATGGCAGCGCCCGCTACAGCCGGGGTGAACGATCCGCTAGCCCATACGCGGGACAGTTCGCCTGTCGCCCCGCTGGTGCCGCCTGTGACCATGTTGGACCCAAGGGTCGCTTGTGCCGGCACGTTGCCAGACGACGATGAAA